AGGCCAAGCCCGTTGAAGTCGTGGAACAAGGCAGGGATCACGTTGATAAGGGCAGTGATCAGCTTAAACAAGGCTGTCAGGTCTTGCTGGATGACACCGCTCGACCGGGAAAACATTTGCTGCCACGGTGCCGAGCTGAACGCTTGCCTTAGCATGGCCGCAAAGTTCTCAAAGGCGATCGTGGCCTGGTCCATGATGCCGCCAGAGCGGCCTACGCTCTGGCTAACCATGTTCATGAGCTGGGTGAACACGGCGAAGATTCCAGCGTTGTTAGCGGCCTGGAAAGCGTGCATGAAGTTGGTTATCTGGACGGTGGCAACCTTCTGCAACGGGTTAAGCTCACCGTAAGTGGCCCCAAGGTTGCCTACGGCTGTGACAACAGGGCCGAACGCTGCCACCGCACCAATACCAAAGGCGATAATGCCGATGGTGTCGGCAATAATGTTGGCGCCGAACACGGTAAGGATGTTGTGGGCCGCCGCTAGCCAGGTAGTCCACCTGGCACCGCCGATTCTGGCCCTGTTGGTGGCAGCGTTCATGGCATCAGCCGCTGCGGTGGCCTTTACCATACTGGCAGCGTTGGCGTCGAAATTCAGCTTGACATCCCCACCCGAGTTCTTAAGGGTGTCAAGGGCAGCCTTAGCCTTAGCTACGGCAGCAACAAGGCCGTCAGTGTTGCCGGTGATCTCAACGACTACAGGGGGAAGATACTCGCCTGCCATCAGCCAAGCTCCATAATGGCCTGAGCAACTTCATCCTCAAAGATCCGGGTTATGTCCCCGCTGATCACCATGAAGTCAGCAACCGGACCCAGGTAAGGACGATCCGGCAGGCTGTGCCCTTTGGAGTGATGCCACACGCCCGGACCCTCTTGCCAGTGCATCTCGGGGTGGCCTTTCATGTACCCGCCAAGCTCCTGAATGCGCCCATAGTCAGTGGTAGGCCCAACGAAAGCGGACTCCCCATCGTCAGTAACAAGAATAGACGCCGCCAGCGTGCCTGAGATGGCGGCTGGCGGCGTTCCAGGGAAAGAGGGTGTCTTAGTGTGGGCCGGGTGAGACCGGCTCAACAGGACCGTCTGAACGCGATCCTGTATCTCCTTAGCGGACTTCATGGCAGCGTTGAAAGCGGCCTCTTGGACGAGAACCACAAGCCGGTCCAGCGCCGCCTTAGCGGCGCTGTCGTCAACTGTGGTCATCCCTTAGCCGCCTTCTGCTGTTTCTTCGCACGCTCTATGGCTTCGTTCTCACGGCGCTGTTCCTCGTTATCGAGGGCGTCCGCAATCGGGAGAAGCCAGGGCTCCAGTACCAGTGGAAGCTGATCCACGATCTCCGGATGCCAGCCGAAACGGCGTGCGTAAGCCGCGTAACGTAGTTCATCCCAGGGAACCTCGGCCTTCTGCTCTTTAGTGAGCTTGCCACCGCTAAGCCACGTCTTAAGGAGGCTTAGCCTGCGGTAGGGTCCGAGTCCCTTTTGCCGGGGTCGATCGAGGCGGTGATCAGTTGCAGATGAGGCTTGACCGCTGCGGCCAGGGCGTGAGCCTGCTCGATCGAAAGCTTGCCCATGCTGTCCGGGTCCGCACAGGGCAGCGGGAACGGGAATGACCACTGCTTGACCGCACGGGCCAGCATGGCGTCTTCCATGTCCTGATCGTTAGCCCCGCCGACAATCGCGGTCCTAGAGTCAGGGTCAATTGTCAGGGTGCTGACCCTGAGGACGGCCTTCTCGTCGGCCCGGCGCAGCTCGCCGGGCTCCTTAAGCTCTGCCCACTGGTCTTCTGGCAGTTCAACACGCATCAGATGATCCCTTCGTTAGCGTGTGACTATGATTAGTACGTCGGTACGGCGTTCTGCAAGGTGATCTTGCCGGGCGAGTAACCACCCGACTGCCCGACGTTGGTTGTGTTAGCAATGGCCTTAAACGTGATCTCGTACTCGATCTCGTCGTTGCCAGCCATCTTGGCCGTGTCGTAAGCGGCGGTCGCAAAGTCAAACTGGGCAGACAGGAGGTTAGCCCCGGTGAGCCCGTTGGAAATGACGATCTGCAACTGTGGCTGAACGTTGTTAAGCATGTTCAGCATCGGGGACTCGTCAATAGCCAGGTGAGTAAGCCCGCCAGTGATAGCCAGCCCGTTGCGGGCGATGATGACCGGCGACTGGAACCCGCTAAGGGTCCAGTAAGGCTTGATCTGCCGGGCAATGTTGATCTTCGGCTCGATCACTGAGCTGATCAGTGTCCCGCCAGAGGCGGGACCGCCGATGCCAACCAGGGCTTCCCACGACGGCTGAAGCTTAGAAGCGCTAACCGTGTTAACAGGCGCAGACCCGGCAGCCACACCGAGGAACCCAGTGCCCTTGGTGTCGTGCATGAAAGCCTGCTGGGCGTTAAGGGTGAAGTCGATGCCCGAGCTGCACCAGTAGGCATAGTTCCTGGCACCGTAGGTGCCCGAGATGCCCTGGTGATGGGTCTTCGTGTGAGTGACCGGCTGCCCGTTGCCCGAGTTCAGCAGGGAGAAGATGTGGGTGAACGGGGCAACCACCGTTGAAGTGGCCTTACCTGAAGCGTGGGCGAACCTCGCCGGGGTGTTAGTAAACGTAAGCGTGTTGGTGACCACGTTGGTAAGGACGACGATCTCAGGGTTGCCGTCCCCAGTGATCCCGATTTGCACCGCCTGCCCGATGACATACCCGGCACCGGAGGTAACAGTGGCAGTAGTGGCGCCCACGGCAACGGGGGCGGTGAGCGTGGTCGAGTTGGTGGGGGTTGACCCGGTGGCCGTGTAGTCACCGAACAGGTTGTGCAGGTCATAGCCGAGATCGTCAATGTAAACCGGGCCTGAGTAGTTCAGGTCCGCGATCTCAACACCCTGGACAAGCCCGTACTGTTCGGCCATGGAGCCACGGAGCGACTTGTCATCAAGCCAAGTCGGCTTCTCGTCAGGCTCAACCTTCTCGACCGGAGTGGTGGCAACAGGCTGAACGATGGTCCCGGCAACCAGCTCCCGTGCCGTCCCAACCCACTGCTGAGATTCGGGGAATACTGTTGCGACGATTGGTGCTGGCATGTGTTAGTCCTCAGCCGTAAGGGTGGCAGGGGCAGCCGGGGTGAAAGAGGGCTTAGGTGGATCAGCCGCTACCCAGCGGCCATCCCCCGGGTTTTCGTCAAGGTCCCTAATGTCGCCCGCATGGGCGACAAGGCTTCCTTCACCAGGAATAACGATCTGCGGGTAAACCCGCTCGTCTTCTCTGGTGTACCGGAACATGGTCAAAGTGACTCCTACTTACACCGGCAGAGCGCGCTAGGCATTCCGCAGTTCCAGCAGATCAGGGACTTAAGAAACAATTTCAACTTCGGCCTCAAAGGTCACGGTTGCGTGAGTAGCTGTGATTTCATCCGTGCCAAGATTCGACGGGTACACATGAGTACGGATGCCCCGGGGATTCTCACCGGCCTGGTAACAGATGCCACCGAGGCTCACATCGGAACGAACCTGCGACTTGACTTCCTCAAGCAGGTTGTCAACGTCAGCTTCGGCATCTTCCATGTGAGGCTTATGGGCCAGGTGGAACACATGCAGGATGACTGTGTAAGTGATCCGCTTACGACCAGAGCCGACATAGTTAGTACCAGGCCCAGCGGCGGGCACAGCCCGCCTAATCTCCGTGTCATCGGGCATCTCTACAAGCATTGAGGCGCCCATGCCCCGGCCCTGTGCCTGGCCCAGCACGTAATCTTTATCGCTGATCCGCTTAGACTGGTAAGCCCTGACGGTGCTAAGCCCGGCGTTAAGCAGGTGAGTGGGGACGTTCCCCCGGTAAGCCCTGGCCTCTTGGTCGTAAGTGGTGCCACCGAAGAACTGGGCTACACCAACCCGGACGGTGGGCCTACTTGTTGTTGCCACTGCCCTTAGCCCGCTTAAGGATCTTGGCTAGTTTCTGAGCGCTCGCGTCAACCTTGACGGCATCAGCTTCGGCCTTAACGGCTTTCTTGATCTTCTGCTCGGTGTTCGGCTTGGGCTTACTCACCGGACACGCCTGTAAGGCTCAAGCAGCTCGTAAGCGTTATCGAGCAGCCCCCCGGCTTTGCCGCCGCTCCCAGAGCGGCGAGCGGAAGGCCCATAAGGGCTGCCTGAGAATGGGTCTTCC